TCAACTGTATTAAATGCGGAGTTGAGAATGAGTTAGAATTGAAAGGTTTATCTGATTTTTTCTGATAACCCTTTCCCATGATAATCTTGTAAATCATTACAAGACTAACTTTGCTCTGATGCAACACCACAAGTATTCGTTGACTGAGTTAGAAAATATGTTACCGTGGGAAAGGGTGATCTATATCTCTCTCCTCACAGAGTACATTAAAGAAGAGAACGAAAAGGCAGAGCAACGAAAACTTACAAGAATGTAATATAAATAAACAAAGAGTCTCCACCAGAATAAAAACAATGGCAACTTTAGCAGACGTCGTACAAGAACTAAAAGAATCTAATGAAACCAGTTCCCTCCAGGTCGAGTTCCAAGTTGAAACTGCTGCTGGAATAGAAAAACTCAACGAAACAATTGCTTCTCTGGTTGGCGTTTTAACTTCGTTTGCAGTAGCATTTCCTCAAGTGGTACTGGGTGGTTTTCAAGACCTGATCAACTCAGATGAAAATATTTATCAAAAAGAAAAAAAGGACGAAGATACTCGCCAAAAAATAAAAAGCAGAAAAGGCGATGGTGAAGAGGAAAAATCTGTTCCTCAAAAAATCAAGGGTAGTTTTACTGAAGAGTTCTCAAACGCAAAAGACACCAAATTAACTGATCCAAACGGTTTGTTTGGCGGCGTGATAAAAACAATGCAAGAAATTGCCGGAGTAGCAGGTGCTTTTGCTGGAAACTTTATGAAAGTTATTGGCATCTTTAAAACTGGACTAGTCTTTTTAGGTAATTCTTTAATGGGGTTATTTTCTGCTATAACATTACCTATGGTCGCTATTGCCGCTGCTGTCGGTGCTCTAGTTCTCGGTGTTATGAATTTCATCGAAGATTTCAAAGGTCAGGAGGGATCTCTCACTGACAAAATAATTGCTGGATTTTTTGGTTTCGCTGACGGAATATTTAAACTTCTCACTGTACCGCTAGATTGGATCAAAAGTCTTATTTCTACCATAGCAGAGTTTTTCGGGTTTGATGGTGCAGCAGAAGTCCTTGATTCTTTTTCTTTCACAGATATATTTGACGGATTCACTGATTCAGTTAGAGATTGGGTGATTGGATTAAAAGATACACTGGTAGAAGCGATTACCTCTTTTGTGCCTTCGGGTATTTTAAAATTCTTTGGGTTTGATGCTGGTGGCGAGAAAGAAGAAAAATCTAACAAGCGTGGTATGGATTTGGGATCTACTGACACTTCTATGAAAGAAGACGGTAAACGTGGTATGGAGATACCTCGAGACAGTGAAAAAACTTATTCTGTTATGACTAAAAGTGGAATGCAGAAACTTACCGAAGAAGAAATAAAGCAGGGTAGGAAAGATGGTACCATTAAGCGATCTCTTGCCAAAGAGGCGCTGGAGGAAATAGAGGATGAAAGAAAAACTGAACAGATTCTTGGCAAACGCGGTCGAGTTATAGGTGAAGCACCTGCTGCGCCAACCAAAGTCAGTACAGAAACTGCCAAACGTGGTCGAGTTATAGGTGAAGCACCTGCTGCGCCAACCAAAATCAGTACAGAAACTGGTAAACGTGGTCGAGTTATAGGTGAAGCACCTGCTGCTCCTGTAAAAACTGCTGCTGAGAAAGAAACTGAGAAGCAAATAGTAGCGGATATGAAGGCGGGTGCAACGCCAGAAGAAGCTGTCGAAAAAGCAATGAAAGTCCGCAAAGAAGGTCTTGCTGACGGTACTATAGAGGGCACAGGTGCACCTGTTAAAGTAGCAGGATCAAAAAGAGTAACTGCGAGAGAAGGTGCTGCTGCTCTAGAACAAGCAGAAAAACTGCAATCAGAGATAGATGCATTGAAAGCGCAGATGAAATCTGAGATGGGTAGCGTATTTGATCCTGAAAATGTTGCGAAGTTCAAAGAAGGTCTAGATCTTACTACTGACGAGGGCAAAGCAGAAGCAAAAGCAAGAAGAGATAAATTTTTAGAAGATCAAAGCGTATTTACTAAAAAAATAGATGCATTAAAAGAACAGAAAGATAAAGTAATGCAAACTGTTGATGCAGGATTAGGTGGTCCTGATGATTTTGAAGATACTGGATCTGACGACGATTTTTATAGCACAAGAGAAACAGGAGCAAAACCAACTAAAGTCACAGGTGGTACTGTTGTCACAGGTGGTGGGTTTACTGTTAAAACTGAAAGTGCTGAAGCAAAGGCAGCAAGAGAAAGCGCAGTAGACAAAGAAAAGCAAATGCTCGAAGCAAAGAAAAAGGCATTTGCATTATTAGAGCAACAGGGTGTTATCGGTAGTGACGAGTTTCTGGAAAGAGACGATCCAAGGATGCAGCAAGTTAATGAACTTGCTCAAAAGATTGTTGCTGGCGATTTGAAACCTACTGCTGTTGGCGGTGCGCAAGAAATGGAAAATTTGAGTAATAATATGTCCAGTGCTAACACGAAGATGATGGACGATAAAGCAGAATCTTCAACAGCATCGGTTAATGCTGTCAATGTATCAGATAGTTCTACAACAGTGAATAGTACGACAGTTAATACAGCACCGATGCCATCACCAATGGACAAATCAGACAGAAGTACACAGGGAGCGTATAGAGGTCGTAAAATTTAAGACTTCTTCTTTGGTTTGCGATAAGGTTTCAACGGTTTCAGTTTCTTTAAATTGCCAGGAGTTTTGTTAAGTATTTTCATCTTGGTCAATTCATCTTCAGTCCATATAGCAAACTTGTAACCATTGTCTTTCGCAATCTGCTCTGCTGCTTCCCATTTATTACGATTTTTAATATAGGTGAATGCTTCATTGAGTGATCTTTTGGTGCGAGGGTTCTTAGACTTGGGTGGTTGAGTTTGTTTTTTCGGTTTAACTTCCACCAATAACACATTACCGCTCTTAAATTTGATCCAGAAGTCCATGTGGTATTTGTGCCACTTTTTGTCTACATCATAATAATATGGAATAATGAAATCTTCACTATTCCATTTCTCAACCTCTGAGTTGTTATCTAACCACTGCATAACAGATTTCTCCCAATGAGATCTGTAAACAACTTCTTCGGGGTTGCCTTTGTACTTGCTCCGGTGCTTTACTGTGTATTTGCCTTTATAAGTCTTCGACATCGCATATAAATAACTGAACAGATAAACCTATTTAGCAGGACCAATATGGCACTAGAGTTTCCCAGCGATAGAAGAACGTATGAAGGCGTCATACGATTTACAATTATTCGGACCAATACAGATGGAAGCGAGTCAGATGGAGAAACCTGTGACTTGTATTTGCCTGTCGGTGTTCAAATAGCAGACCGAGTAGAATATGAAAATATTGGATTGGGTGCACTTGGACTTCTGGCCGGAGAAGGCGGCACAAACGTAGATTTCGCGCCATCAGATGTTGTACAAGATCAGCAAACTAGAGGATTAATTCTTAGTGAAATTACTAAAAAATTCAGCGATAGAGCAGGTGCGGTAGCAAGAGCAAGAACTAAAACTGCTCCAAACCCAAATACACGTGCATTATTTAAACAAGTAAGTCTACGTTCTTTTCAATTTTCTTTTAAATTTATTCCGACTAGTGAATCAGAAGCAAATACAATACCGCAAATTATTAGATTTTTTAGGACCGAAATGTATCCACTTAGCATAGCAGGTGGCGAGCAAGGTTCTTTAGGATACAAATTCCCAAATAAATTTAGAATACAGTTTTTCTATGACAACATAGAACTTGCCACTAAAATTGCCCCTGCATACCTAGAAGCATTTGTTACAAATTATAACCCAACACAACAAGCATTTTTTAAATCAGGAAATGGCAATCCGCATTTCTCAGAAACTGATATTAATATGACGTTGACTGAAGCACAGGCATTGGATCAAGCAAAAATTCTGGAAGGATTCTAATGAGTACCTATTTCAAAAAGTTTCCAAAAGTCGATTATAAGTTTGGAGATGAAGAATCTCCAGTACAATTTCAAAATTTATCTGTCTATATTGATATATTGGATCAATTAAAAGAATACTCTTCATTTTATCAAAACTATCAAATACAGAATAACGAAAGACCAGAACATATTTCATATAAACTTTATGAAAATGTAAACTATGGTTGGACCTTTTGGTTATTGAACGATCATATTCGTCAACAAGGTTGGCCGTTGAATAACTCACAGTTGTATACTAAGGCACAACAATATTATCCAAATGTGGTTGTCAGGTCAAATGGTGTTGCGAGCAATACTACAACAGGAGTAAATAATCCACTAGTGCAAGCAGCATTTTTAAAAGAAAATAACTATGTCTGGTTTAATTTGGACAACAAAGTCGGTAAAATTTTAAGAATAGACAATGATTACGGTTTGATCCACGTTGGTGTGTCAGGAAGACCAACAAACAGCGGAGTTCTTACTGCTATTGATACTGCATCAGCACTAGAGATGATTGCTGGGACAAGATCCACACCCATAGAACAAAGAGAAACGACATCTATTGTCGAAACATACGATCAATGGGACGCGCCTCACCACTATGTTGATGCTAATGGTGAGTGGATTAAACCAACTTATTCAAGTGTTGACCCCTATCCTTTTGATTGGACTAGCGTAACAACAGAACAGTCGGTATCATATTTTCAACGATTAAGAGAAGAAAATGCAAAATTACGTTCAATCAAAGTTCTACCCCTTGATACCTTGACAACCGTCATTAATGAATATAATAAACTTCTTATAAACAGAATAGAATAATGGCACAAAATCTAGGGCAAGAATTTAAAATAACCAAAGCAGAAATTACTGCTGAACGGTTAAACAATTCATATGACATGAAGCAAATGATTGGAGAAATTTCTTTCTTTGAAGATCTCCAAAAACCATATGTTTCTGCTCAATTAGTCATTATGGACGACGCAGGTGTATTTGATCTTATTAAGATCAAGGGAACTGAGCAGATTGATATAGTAATTGAAGCAGTTGAAGATAGTCTTGCTGGAGCAAAATTAGAAATTAAACTCAATATTGTTTCTATTGTCCAAGTTGTGAAAGGAGGCGACAGATCTGAAATTTATCATATGAATTGTATATCTCCTCATGCTTATAGAGATCAAGGAATAAAAATTTCTAGGTCATATAAAGGAAAACTAGAAGATATCACAGAAGCAATACTTAAGAATCATTTAAATGTTCGGACTGATAGGACATATCTTGGCGGTACTCCCTCGGTGCAACAACCAGTGAAAATTATCACACCATATATTAGTCCTCTAGAATCAGCAGAATGGTTGGTAGACAGAGCAACGAGCGACATTGGTGCGCCATTTTATATTTGGAGCACTTTATACGACCAACAGGAAAATGGCGGCGATGATGTCGTTCGTATTGGTAATTTAGAATATATGATAAATTCTAAAGAACCGTTCAATGCGGGACTTCCTCTTCTCTACTCATCTGCTCGCGGACAAGAAGTTGCTGGTCAAGGACTCGCTCAACAAGCAAGGATCGTAAAAGAACTCAGCATTGAAAATATACAAAACCAGTTTAAGGTGATGCAAGAAGGCGCAGTTGGTTCTCTTTTAAGTAGTTTCGACACCTATACAAGTCAGACATATGAAAGGCACTTTAGTGTTGGAGAACTGCTTCAGAGCATGGAAGACAGAGGAATGCTAAAAGAAGGCAAGCAAAATGTCTTTGATGATAAACAGAATTTAGAGTATGAAGATGAAATTAAACCTGCGGATCAATGGAATCACAGATATTTAAATACTGTAAGTTCTTTCGGAACATATCGTTATGATAATAGTTATCATGATGTGTTTAATCAAGCGCAGGCACTTAGTAAAATAAAAAGTTCTGCTATGAAGTCTCTTTATAATAAGAATATGATTACTCTAAAAGTTCCTGGGGTAATATTTTTCGCTCCATTAGCACTGGGAACATCAGGTGCTACTGTTGGTGATATTATTGACATACATTTCAAAAATACGAATGTAGAGGGAGAGGGAGACGAAGAACTTAATAAAGAACTTTCCGGAACATACTTGATACATATGTGTAGAAATGTATTTACCAGCACTAGACATGACGTTATAGTTTCCGTCAGCAAAGTTGCTGATTTTGATGGTGCTGTCGCTGCTGGAGATAATCCTTGAAAACGATCAACCACGAATACTACGGTGATGATGTCCGGTGGTTTATTGGCACTGCGATCGACAACACTCCTCCTTATGGTCTTGAAGGCAGAGTACAGGTTCGAATTCACGGCATACATTCTGATAACGTAAACGATATTCCTCAAAGAGATCTCCCATGGGCGCAGGTTTTAAATCCAGGAAACACGTATGGCGTCTCTGGATTTGGTACATCTGCTCAGATACTTCCAGGTGCATTAGTGTTTGGATTTTTTCTCGATGGGGTGACTTCTCAATTACCTATGATTATCGGATCAATGCCTAGAATTGAGTTTCCTTCTTCAGTCCAAGCAAATTTTAGGGACGATCCTGCCAGTAATCCATTTTCATATTATTTTAATCAAACAAACTCTCAAGTTAATGATCCAATATTGACGGTTGCTGCCAAACCTGAGGGAGATATTGTAAGATATTTTATAGATAATGGATTCAATGCAAAACAAGCGTGTTCTATTACTGGAGTTCTCAGCGATATTAGTGGATTGGATCCAAATAATGTGAGCAATGGTATTGGCATTGCAGGATTACCTCCATTTTCGCCTAGATTGGCGAACTTTTATGCATACGTTGCGAGGTTACAACCTGCAAAGGCACCAGAAGATATTGAGGGGCAACTTCTTTTCGTTCTTCACGAACTTAGGACTTCTCGTGCATCTGCGTTTTCTAAAATGCTACGAGCAAAAGAAATCACTGGGCAATTAAATGGGGAAAAAATAGACGGTATAATAACCAAGGGAAACGGTATGGTAGCTGCTCTTGTTAAATACTATGTTCATCCTTTAACTTCAATTTCTCAGTCCGCAGCAGAGGGTAAAGCAGAGTCTCTATTTTCTGGATTGGGAGCAAGATAATGGCAAGATTAAATCTTTCGGAACTTAATACCTTTGTAAACAACTTTTTTGATAAAGTTGGAGTCCGCGATCTTACATCAATCCATGCTGAAAGAATCAAACAATGGTTGATTGAAAACCTTTCAAAAATTGGAAGATATGCCACTAGAGATTTTGAACGATTTGGTACTCTTGAGTCTCACGGGCAGTCTAAGAATGATGGAAGAAAGTTTCATATGGATCGCGCCGATGGTTGGGTTTCGCTAACAGAAGAAGTTCCTGACCTAGATCATTTTACATATGGAACTGGCATCTTGTGGATACACGGTGAGTTTGAATTACCTGCTTGGTGGGAAGGACTAGGAAAAGGTAGAAAAATGGGCGACCACATCTATGGAGATGAATATGCCCAGACCACATTTGATGGTAAACAAAAACATCTATTTCAAAGAACTACTGGAGAAACTTACACTTTTTGGTACGAACCTACAACTAAATCAGGGTCACCTGCTGGTGGCACTGATTGGGGAGACCAAGGGTGGGAATATGGTTATCTTTGGCATGACACTCCAGACGTTACTGCTCAGATAAACCAAGGTACAAAGGTGCCAAAAGACGGAGTTGCAGCTTCAGAGAGTGACGAGATAGCATGGTTTATGGAAACTATAACGTATAACACAGGATCAGATATCGTCAAGGAGAAAGCGGATCCTTCGGTGGTCCCTGACACAGAGAACGATGATGATCTGTACCATCTAGATAACGAAAGAAACCACTATCCATATCGTATTATCCATTCTACTTCTCCCAAGAGCGTTAAGTGGTTGCTTGAAAATATCATTGTTGCTGGAGGAAATGGTATGTATGATAATAATATTCCTGCTATCGCAACTAGCGTTGGAACTTGGCCGCCAGTAAGCGGACATAGTTTCGCAAAACAAGGAGTAGATGGAATAGTCAACTTTATTTCGCCAATAGAAGAAGTTCCGACTTCTGGTAGAGAATAATGTCAATAATTGATACTTCAAATTACAATGCCATGATTGCGCAGACTGTCGCAAATTCAAAGGGCAGAGCATCTGACTTGAAAGTTTTGTCAGGTGGTGTATTGTCTGACAATCAGGTTTCGCTTATTGAACAGACTGTAAAAAATACAATTGATGAAGCGATAGGGTTCGAAGTTCCTCAAGAGGTTTATAGTCAGGTCACTGACCTCATGCTAGGCACTTCTCCAGGATTAACTCAACAAAATTTAAATTCTATACTCCAGTCAACTGGTGTTATGGGTCAAATAACTAACAAAATCCCTGGTGTTAATATAGGAAATCAACTTTCCTCTATTACAACACAATATGAGCAAAAACTTCGTCAAATCACTGGATCTATAGACGGAGAGTTGCGTAGTCTTGGACTTCCAGGATTTGCCCAGAATGCAGCAAACAGTGTTATCAATGATGCTAATAATGTTATTAATAATGTCTTGAAAAGTAATGGCATAACAAACTCGTTTGGCAATACAGCATCAGTTGGTGGCGCTACTACAAATCTTCTCTCTAAAGTTATTAGCGGAAATGGATTCGCTAGTCTTGACCAGATTGGATCTAATCTTCCTTCTTCTATAACATCTCTTGCAGATGGTAATGGTATTATTGATCTCGGCAAATTAACTAAAGCAGATAAAAATTCTCTGACAGGACAAATTTTAAAAAGTGCAACTGGATCTGAAAGTTCAGCGAGAGATCTCGGTTCTCTGGCAGATGTGCTTGAGGCGACAATGTTGGGTCTAACTGAAGAAACTGTGTTAGAAGTAGTTGGTCCTGCTCCGTATGAGATTGGATTCCAAGACTTACTTCCTGGAGGGCAATATATTTCCTCTATTGAAGAACTTGAAGCAGAGATGGGTGGGTTGACTAGAGATATATCTGAGATTATAGTGCATTGGTCAGAAACATTCACTAATTCTAATTTAACTGCAAATCAATTGACAACAATTACTGGTTCTGGAGATAATGCATACCACCTTATTGTAAAAAGAGATGGTTCGATTGAAAGAGGAGTTCCTTTAAACAGCGTTGGGTCTCATTGCCCAGACAATAATCATAATGCATTTTCTATAGGAGTGTGCTTGGTTGGCGGTGTCAACGTTTCAACAGGGACAACGGATATCGTACAAACCACATCTCCAAGAAGCATCACACGATCTCAATACAACACTTTGTATCAAATATTTCGAACATTCTTTAATCAATATCCAGGTGGACAAGCACTAGGGCATATGGACATAGATCCTTCTCAAGAGGATCCAGGGTTTGATGTAAGAGACTATGTGTATAACAATTTCAATAAACAAAGTCTTTATAGAGATCCATCAACTGAACCTGCCCTTTCTCCTGATGACATAATTTCTAAACAAGCGGGTCAACAGATTGGGGTAACACCTCAAGATTTAGAATCATTTGAACTTATAAAAGACCCTGACGTTTTGGAGAAAAACTTTTAATGACTACAGGAAATAACAAATTAACTGATCGGATTAATGATCCGACAAAGATTAGTCCAGAACTTACTACTGGTGTTCCAATCGACGGGACTGTAGACCCAACTGGTGAGTACCCGAATCGATACAACTGGTTTCAATCAAATACTAGTGCAGCAAGTCGCGGTGTTAAAATAAATGATCTTTGGATTGGTGGTAGTACAATGGGTGTCAGTTTTGATGTTCCATTTGGTTCTACTTCTATCTTTCCATTTAATCAAGCAAATGAGACTCCTTCTGGACACTCATTTGAAATAGACGACACCCCAGGAAATGAGCGCATATTGATAAAGCATCATACTGGTGCTGGTGTAGAACTCAAGCAGGATGGATCAGTTGCTGTTGTATCTCGAACGCACCAAATACAGGTTGCTGGAGGAGATCACGAACTAGTCGTCGCTGGTCAAGGCAACATCACTTATGACGGAGATTTAACTCTGACGGTCAACGGCAACTATAACCTTGTCGTTGGAGGAACATTTAATGTTGATATTGGTGCAAATCATAATCACTCAGTTCATGGAACATATATTACAGAAACAGGAGACACTCATCAGACTATCGTTCGCGGCAACAAAGACGTGAAAGTCTGGGGAGATCGCCTTGATTATACCTCAAGCGAACATAAGATCGTAACCAAAAAAGATGTTCGCATTATTTCTGGAAGAGATATTTTACCGAATGCTAAGAGAGGTATTCGTATATCAGCAGAGGATCATGTAACTACTGCCTCTGGTAAGTTCACTACATTGTCTGCACCTGATATGAGGATTATAGGGAACAAAGGTAAAATTGGTGGACCAAATTTTCACTATTTTGGTGCTCTTTATACAGGAAGTGAAGACGGTCAAGGCAAAGACACTGTGTTCCATGGTAATCTAGTTGGGCGCGCATTAGAAGCATGGACCGCCAAATATTCTAAATTTGCAGAACACTCTCATTCTGCCATTGCTGCTGATTGGGCAGAGCAGACAGCGACAGCTGGCGGCACAGGAGCAGTTACTCCTATACCATTTACAGCATCACCTATGGATTCAAAACCAAATTATAAGTTTGAATGGGGTTGGACGGCAAAGGATAACCATGTTGTATTTGCTTCTGTTGATAACTGGGGCGATGGTTGGGTTAATAAAGATCCTGATATTGGATCAGGTCTCATGGCAAATTGGCCAGACGCAGAAAATGCACATGAACCTTTATACGATTACTATGCAAATCCAACTAACTGGTGGGAACTTTGGAACAAAGCATCGCCATATGCTGTCCGAAAAGTTTATGTGGATGAAGATGGAGCGATCGAAGCAAAGATTGCAAAAACCGATACTTATAGTCATTATTTTAACTGGACGCCAAAAACTCCAGAAATACGTTCTAAATTGAGAACTATGGATGGTGCTAATGATGCGGCAACATCACCAGAAGAACAAACTAATGGTCCTCTATGCATAGCATCATTGCTTGATGAGAATCGTCTGTCACCTTTATATTCTACAGAAGCACCAATTCTTCCATATGAAATAAAAAGGACTGGAACTAGTATTCCTCAAGCAAGATTTGGATATAGTTTATTAGGAAATCCAGTAGAGAGGGCATCAAAATCTTTCTTACCAAAAAATGTTGGTGCGGTGAATAGAACTATAGTTGCTGACCCTGTGTACAACCCAGATAATCAACGAGCACCTATTAACAGTCAGACTCGTTTATCTAAATCTAGCACGTTGTCAAAATTCTTTGGTGCTCCTGGATCTAGATCTTCTTTAGACTATGTGCCAACCCTAAAACAAAGACAAGATCTTGCGCGACAATATTATCTTCACGCATGGTTTATGGAGGGTGTCGCCTCTGCTAAAGAATTTAAGAACTATAGATTACAGGTGACTGAAGGATATTATAATCCCGCCAACGGAATTCGCGAGAAATTTAACGGAAAGACTGAACCAGCAGAATCATATTACTGGAGAGAACCATATCGTTTAGACGATGGTGGTGGAACTCAGAAATCTATTATTCTTTCTGGAGAACCGATCAATCAGTTGAAGTACGAGGGACGAGCAGTAGTCTATACTCTCTACAATACCAGAGGTAAAATTGAGTATCCTGCGACATTTGATTTGGCGCTTTACATTCGTGATACGTTTTTCTTTGATCAGTTGAGTCTTGATTATGATATGACTCGCCCAGATAATATAATGACTCAACAATTAATTGTGGTTATGCCAAAAGTTGACGTAGATTTCAAGGTCACATTTCAACAGAAAGTCAGCACTTACTTCAATCGTAAAACGTTGTCTGGATCTGATTTAATCGAAGTAACCGACTAAATAGATTGATACAAGAAACCCAGCATAGATATGGCACTCAAAAGAATAACACCAGGATTAACAGATAAGACTCTTGTCACGAGTAAACAAAAATTTTATTCTGACATAGATCTTAGTTTTAAAGTAAAATCCGGATCCTTGAATGAGGAGGGCGTTAGGCAGGGAGATGTTTTTAAAAAAACAGACGTTGCAGCAGTAATACAATCTGTTGAAACTATATTGTTGACGAACCATTTAGAAAAACCATACCGCCCATTTTTTGGTGCCAATATTAGATCAATGTTATTTGAATTGGATGCAAATTATTCTGAATCCGCTATCCGAGAACAAATTACAAAAGCAGTAGAAAAAGACGAACCAAGAGCAAAAATAACAGAAGTTAGATTTTATTCTGGTAATGAACAGATACCAAGAGGTGCACAAAATATCAGATCATTTGCTGATAATTCTGTTTACATTCAAGTAGAGTTTAGAATACTTAACTCTGAAGAAACATTCACAGCAGCAGTCAACATGAATAGGTTACGCTAACATGGCAACTACAATCAAATCGACTGAGTTAGACTTTAATAGTATTAAAGAAAATCTCAAAAATTTCCTAAAAGAATCAGGGGAATTTAATGACTATGATTTCGAAGGTTCTGGTTTATCTAACCTCCTTGATGTCTTGTCATACAATACACACTATAATGGTCTAATCACAAATTTTGCTCTTAATGAATCGTTTCTTAAAACAGCACAACTCAGACCATCTGTTGTTTCCTTAGCAGAATCTATTGGATATGTTCCAAATTCAAGAAAATCTTCTGAATGCCAGATTACTTTGACATTGTCTCTCAGCGGTGTGCCTAATCTTCTACAAACACAAACTTTGCAGGCAGGATCATTAGTTTTACGAGGAAGCAAAGACGGAATTGATTATACATTCACAAATAGAGAATCTATAACTGCATCTGCTTCTTCTGGTGTCTACACATTCGCACCAACTGCTGATCCAGAACTTCCTGTAAAAGTTTTTGAAGGAGTTGTCAAGACTGAAAACTTTTTAGTAGGGGCGCAGACAGAAGCAATTTATGTTATTCCTGATTTGAATATGGACATTCGAACTGCTATAGTTAAAGTTTTTGAGAATCAACTTTCTGCAAATGTTGACGGTGGTAGTGGGTTTAACATTTATACTGACCTAATAGATGCAACGACGATCCGAGAGGATTCTAGATTATATGTACTTCAAGAATCTCCTAATGGATATTATGAGTTATCATTTGGTAATGGTAACTCTTTAGGTGTCGCTCCTACTCCTGGACAAGTGGTTAGTGTTAATTATCTTAGAACCAATGGAAAGGATGCAGACAATATTCCTTCGTTACAACTAGCATCATCAATTATTTTGTCTGATATTAACGGATTAGATTATACTGTTGATCCTTCAAATGTTACTTTATCTGTTATTTCAAGATCTAGTGGAGGTGCAGATAAAGAAGGAATAGAATCTATCCGACAGAATGCGCCGTTCCAATATGCTTCTCAGAATCGAATGGTTACTGCTAACGATTATTCTGCACTAATACTAAAAAAATATAACACCTTTATTGACGATATAAAGTCTTGGGGTGGAGAAGATGATCCAAAACCTGCTTATGGTTCTGTTTTTACTTCTAT